GATATTATTAATGAAGGTGATGTATCACCAAGAATGTTTGAAGTACTTAGTGATTTACAAAGAACCTTATTAGATATTATTAAAAGCCAAACTATGTACATGGTGGCTATTGAAGAAAATGCTAAAAAGACTTCCAGAGATATTGATGTTTATCATGGTAATTCAGATAGCAGTACTAATAAGAAACAGAGCGGTGTTAAGTCAAGAGGTACTAAAGATTTAATGCGAGCATTACAAGAAACAATTAACGAAGAAGATATACAAGATGTCGATAGCGATGAAAATGAAGAATAGTTACATTCTTACACAAGAAATAGTAAAAGGTGAAAGAAGAACTGATAGTGGCTTAATACTCCCTGATGAAAAATATAACAGGGTGGCTTTAGTAATTGAAGCAGCCGATGACCTTGAAGTAAAGAAAGGTGATAAAATAGTAAAAACAATAGGTAAGGGTACTGAATATACATTGGATGGAGATAAGTTTGAAATCCTTCATATAAATCATGTTCTTGCTGTAATAGAAGAAGATGGCACAGAAACCACAAGCACCTAGCGCAGGATTTGATTTTAATGTTGGCAAAGCCAAGCAAGCATTTTCATGGTCAAGTGAAAGTGTAGAGCAGTTAATGTTTGCAATAGAAGAAGGTTATAAACCAGCATCTACTCCATTCTATGAAGGTAATCCTAATTTAAGAAAAGGTAATATTGTATTTAATTATACATCTGCAGAAATAAAAGAAATTAAAAAGTGTGCAAAAGATATTGTATACTTTGCAAATACTTATTGTACTGTAATGACCGATCATGGTTTACAGACAATTAATTTAAGACCTTACCAGGAAGATATGTTAAGGCAATTTCAAGCAGAAAGATTTAATGTATGTTTAGCAAGTAGGCAAGTAGGTAAAACTATTTGTTCATCTATTTTTATTGCTTGGTATTCATTATTTAATTTTGATAAGAATTCTTTAATACTTTCAAACAAAGGTGCAACCACAAGAGAGATCATTGATAAAGGTAAAACTATTTTAGAACATTTACCTTTCTTTTTAAAACCTGGCACACTTAAATGGGATGTATTTAATTCTAAGTTTGATAACGGCTGTAGAATAATTGGTCAGACTACTACAAAGAAAGCAGCAATCGGTTTTACTATTCATTTATTATTTATGGATGAGTTTGCCCATATACCTGCAAATTTTGTTGATACTTTTTATGAAAACGTGTATCCTACAGTATCTGCATCCACAAACTCTAAGGTAATCATAACAAGTACACCTAATGGCTTTAATAAATTCTATGACATATATACTGCTGCCGATAAAGGCCTAAGTGAATATACGCCCTTTAGAGTTGATTGGTGGGATGTACCAGGTAGAGACGATGCATGGATGAAGCAAGAAGTTGCCAACCTAGGTAGTGATGAGGCATTTAATAGACAATATGGAAATCAGTTTATAGCAGGATCGTCATTGCTATTAGGCGCTGATAGCCTTAAAAAATTAACAACGAATCAAATAGATTTTGTACATAGAGAAGTAATTGAATTTGATGATGAGGATGTAGACTATTCTGGTTTACTATGGGATCCTGAATTTAATTTGGATGAAGCTGAAGAAGATGAAAATTACTGGGTATTCTCTGTAGATATTGCAGAAGGTACTGGTGGTGACTATTCTATTATAAATATTTTTAAAGTAGAAATCATGGAAGAAGTGGACTGGAAAAAGGTAACTTCTCCAGGTAGCTTTATTGATTTTTATAGAATTAGACAAGTTGGAAGATTTAGAAGTAACAATCATACAATTGAAGAATTTGCAAAATCTCTTTATATTTTAGCTTATGATGTTTTTTACTCTGAAAATGTAAAACTAATTATAGAATGGAATTTATTTGGTGGTGAGTTAATAAAAAGAATGGAAACAGTTTTTCCACAAAGAAATGATTTTGATGAAGAATCAGTTGTTAAGTTTAAACATAGAATAGATGCTAAAACGAAACAATTTGGATTAAAAGTTAAAAAAGATAATAAACCTATATTTTGTCAAAACTTTAAAAAATATATTACACAAAATAAAATTATAATAAAAGATAAGCAAACCGTTTATGAAGCAGCAACATTTGGTAAATTACCGAATGGAACTTATGCTGGTCAATTAGGTCATGATGATTTAATAATGACATGTATAAATAGTTCTGAAATCTTTTTTACTTTAGACTTCTCTGATTTTGCTGAAGAGCTTCATGATGTTGCTGAACAAGCTATTCAAGATAAAATTGATGTCATCTTAGATAAGGATGCAAAAGGAGGTCAACTTAATTTTGATATCTACGACCTGGTATAAAAAGTTATAGGTTAGTGGATATATAAAAAAAGCAAATAAAAAAAATAATATAAGATGGCACTAGATCCGAAAATCGCTTCGATTAAAGCTGCAGGAACATACAGATTTGAATTTGACAAATCACAAGTAGTTAGTATTCCTGCTAATCAGACAAGATTAATTGTTGGTTTCTCCAAAACGGGACCTTTCAATACTCCGGTATTTGTACCTGACACCGCATTCTTTAAACAAGTTTATGGTGACATTGACAGAAACCTAGAAAGAAAGGATTCATTTTTCCACAGAAGCTGTTTAGCAGCATTGGAAAGAGGACCGATTCTTGCACTTAATCTATTAAACTTAACTGCTGCCGATAAGGTAGAGTATATTAAATTTGGTACGGCTGCTACCCCTGACATTCAGGATAATGCCGGCGCCTTAGGAGAATATCAAAAAATGTACAACCGAGATAAATTCTTTTATCCTGACACAGATGCATTCTTAGACAATGTAAATGCAAATAAACTTGATTTTAATTCAGGTACTACAAATGATTTATTAGATTTTACCAATTTAGGTCAAAATCCAGTTTCAGTTATTGTAAGAAAAGCATCTTCTGCTAATTCAACAGGTTTTAATGTAACTGCTGAAGAATGGTATGGTGCTGCAAATGTACCAGGATTTTTAGATAAAGATAGTTTAGTATCCGACTTTTTAGTAGATGTATTTTTAATAGAAGGTAACTTTGGTGGAGACTTTGGTTCTGCAACACCGTATGAAAGGTTTGTAGCAGATCCAATTTACCAACAATATTTTGATAAAGTACAAGGATTAAAAAGAAGAGTTTTTGATTCAGATTCATCTGATACAAAAATTGCACAATTCTTTAATGAATCAGAAGTTAATGTCGTTGCAACTTATACTGCATCATTGCTTCCTAATTTTACAGACCTATTAGGTAATAACCTTTTTATTGAAAAAGTTATTAATGCTGATACGGCAAGCACTGGTATATTCGTCGCGGTAAATGAAGATTTATTTGACGGTGATACATTAATTGATGGTGTTGCTGGTGGAATTGATATGATAGGTCATAACCTTGAATATACTCAAGCTAATTCATTCCAGGAAGATGTTAATTTCTTATCTTACAGTGGAGCTGTTGTTTCAGATGTAAGTTATGCTGGTACAGGAACAACTCCTAATACAGTATCCGCAACAACTGAAGCTATTAATGTAACACAGTTAACAAGTGGAGATATACAAATACAAGTAGTAGGTTCTGCTGGTGATCCATTATGGGATGCGTTTTCAGGATTTACTAAAAACTCTGCAAGTGCTGTAGGAACTTACATATTAGCAAATACAGGTGCAGGAGATAAATATGTTCCGGTAATATCAGTACAGATTGTAGGAAATACAATTACCTTATTATTATCAAGTGTTGGTAGTATTATACCTGCTGATTTTAGTAATGTAACTGGAGCATCATATACTTATATTAACGAAAGTGACTTTGGGTTTGTAACTGATGAGGCTATATTAGCTGATAATGCAAATGCAAATATTATAGGTGGATATGGTTCAACATTATATAGCCAATTCTCAAACGGTACTCTTACTGATGGAGATGAAGCGGTATATGAAAATACAATTGGTGGAATTACTACACAGGATACTTCATATTTAGTATTTAATGCTGTAGATTATCCTGCGATTCATACACAGAGTCCGACAACGGCTTTAACAACAGTTCCAATTTCAGATCCGGCTTATTACTTGCCATCTGTTCAGGTAACTCCTTATGAAGAAGATGGATTTAATAATTTAACACCACATGATCAATTTACTTTAGATCCTGCTAATGGAGGTTTCTTTTTAGATACTGACGCTGCCCCTTATGCTGCAGGTACATTAGGAATACAAACACTAAAAGGTGCAAATAATGTTTCTATAGATATTATTTCAAATTCAGTTACTGAAACTGGCCTAAAGCCTAACCAAGTATTGATAGCATCTGATAATCCTGATGCTGCTGCTGTAGTTGTAGGAAACTATTTAGTACATTCTGAAGGTGATCCTAACGGTGTAGCACATTCAAGGTTAACAAGAATAAATGTTGTACAAGGCGGATTAACAAATGCTGAGTTTAGTACTATCCCTGCAGATAAATCTGCATTGTTAGTAACATGTCAAAGCGAAATATCAACAACAACCGCTGCAGGTATTGTTAAAGTAGAATTATATTACCCAATAGATAAGTGGATTGATTATTTAAATATCTTTACATTGGATGGATTTAAGTTAACTTCAACCCATGTACCTAACGGAACTAATGAAAGACAGAATGAAATCTTAAATGGTACTTTAAATGGAACTAATTTATTTAAGGCATTAACTGATAGAGATGTAATTAACTTTAGATATATTGTAGATACATTCGGAAACGGTATTGAAAGTGGATCTAAAGCGATCTATACAATATTAGCTTCTACTAGAAAGAATGCATTCGCAATATTAAATGCTCCATCTGCTAAGGACTTTAAAAACAATACAGATCCTTCGTTTAAAGATCTAACTGGAAGCTTATCATCTAGATTTATTTCTACTGGTGGTGATCTTGCATTAAATCCTACAGTAAGATACTCATTACCATCTCAAACACAAGGTGCGAGTTGGGGAGCATTCTATTATCCTTTTATTACTATTAGGGATTTAGGTAGAAATATAAATGTTGTACCAGCTGCATACGTTTCAAATAACTTTATTGCAAAATATGAAAACGCTTTACCGTGGTCATTAGTTGCCGGAGTTCGTCGAGGTGTTGTAGGTGGAACTGGAGTTGTAGGATTAGAAATTAATCTTGGAAAAGAAGACAGAGAATACTTAGAACCATTTGGATTGAATCCGATTGTATTCCAAAGTGGAACTGGTCCAACAATCTTTGCAAATAAAACTGCACAGCAGACTACAAAATCTGCATTAAGTTCTATTAACTGTAGAGAGGTTGTAATTTATATCCAAGACGGTATTGAAGCAATCCTTAGAAACTATCTATTTGAATTCAATACAGCTCAAACAAGATTAGAGATTAAAACACTTGCTGATAACTTTTTATCAACAGTCCAAAATGATGATGGTGTTTATGACTTTAAGAATGTAATGGATGAAACTAATAATACTCCAGAAGTTATTGATCAAAATGTAGGTATCCTAGATACATATATTGAGCCAGTAAGAGGAATGGAAATTCTTGTACAAAGAACAACCATTTTGAAAACAGGAGCTATTAGTTCAGGAAACTTCCAATAAGAGGAAACTAAATAAGAATATATAAAAAAAATAAAATAAACTATGCCACTACCACATTATACCCAATCAAGGGCCAGTAGCCAAAGGTACGAACCAGTTCAGCCTAACCTATTCGAGGTGACGGTATTTTCACCGCTAGGGGATGATACGGGTTTAATCTTGGAGCAAGTTAAAACTATCGGAGGTTTAAATAACTTAAACCCAGCTGTAGATGCAATCGGACAGAAATACAAATTTGCTGATCGTTCATTTGCAAGTATGCCAGGTCAAACATTTATGGATCTGACTGTTAACTTTAGTCTTAACTTAAATGAAGCTAACGAAAATTACATTTACAATACATTCCGTAATTGGTACAAATTAATCTATGATCCATTGACTGGTGAAATGGGATTAAAGAAAGACTATGTAGGAAGTATGATCATTGTACAATATAACAGAGCAGGTGATATCTTTAGAAAGATTACTTGTAAAGATGTATTCCCTACAGGTCAACCTGATTTTGTAGATGAATTAAGTTATGAAACTCCGGACGCAGTTGATTTAACAATGACTTATCGTTGTGATCACTGGGTTGAAGAAAATGTTGGAGCTGCATAATAGCTTTTTAAATATTTTAAATAGAAAACTGGCTCTAGGGCCAGTTTTTTTATCTTCACTCTGATATATATTATAAATTATATAATCTAAACATATGACAATCTTTAAAGTAATTAATGAAACTGATGGAAAAGTTTATGTAGGTTATTCGATTAATGATAACCCTAACAATTTAGGGGCAGGTAAATATATTAAAAGAGCAGTTAAAGATTTTGGAACAAGATCTTTTCAAAAAACTATTCTTGAAGAATTTGAATCTGAAGAATCATTAAGTCATATAATGGAAAGGCTAGAATTTTGGATAAAAAATTATAAAGCCGATAATCCTAAATATGGATATAACGAAAGCGTACAAGAATTAATTCCACAAAAAAAGAGACTTACTAAAAAACTACAAGTTCTCTTAACACCAGAAGATGAAGATAATTTAAATTCAATCATCATCGAAAAATCAATGGAAAATAAAACAAAACCGTTGCCAGTATCCAAATATGTGAGACAGTTAATAGTTGAACATATAGTAGAGGAAACTGCGCCTGAAAAACAATTAATAAAAACTAAATAATTATGAGTAGTCACGAAGACAATATTAAAAAAGAATTTGAGGCGGCCGAAGGTATAGTAGATACTAAAGCCGAGGTAAAAACAAATGAAGATGGTAAAATTACACAATTAGGAACTGTAGATACAAGTAGAGGTTCTGGTGTAACATCCATTGATGATCCAGAAATACAAAGAATACAAGCATTAACTGGTTATGTTAAATTAGACTTAGTAAACTTTCCTTCCGCTGGACAATTTTATAGAGAAGATTTTGAAATTCATATTAGAGCCGCAAGAGTTGGTGAGATTAGAGAATTTTCTACATTAGATGAAGAAAATAT